CGATTAGACCGATGACAAGAGAAGAAACCATTCGTATGAGACGTGAAGGCAGAAAGACTGTATCCCACGGTAGTTATAGAGCGAAAAGAAAGCCTAACTCCCCGAAGGTACGAAATGCCAGCAAGTAGCTTGATAGTATGGGTTGCGGAAGCATGTGAGGAAAGAGAGCCGGAGGAGGGTGAGTACCAACATTCTGACCACTCCTATATTATAGGCATATTTTTTAGTATGGAACTGGCAGAACTTGCCTGTAGAATAGAGACAGAGAAAAAACGCAGAACTCCCGGAAGTAATTATTCGGGAAGAGTAAGACAACTTGAAGTGAACAACAGTCCCAACTGGGATATAGAAACATTATGGAGGGTATTTCAATCCAAAAAGTAATGGAGTCACTATATGAGGAAAGTAATTGCGGCGTTAATATGTGCATTTATAGCAGTACCAGCAGAGGCAAATGAAGTAGAATGTCTCGCTAAGAACATTTACTACGAAGCTCGTAATCAAGACTTTTTAGGCATGTATGCGGTTGCAGAGGTTACTCTGAACCGCGTAAACGATAGACGTTGGCCTAATGACATTTGTTCAGTAGTAAAGCAACGAAAAGTAGTGCAAAATCAATGGATCTGTCAGTTTAGTTGGTTTTGTGATGGTAAAAGTGACAGACCTAAGGATAAGTATTACTGGAACGTATGTTATACAGTAGCGTATGTAGTGATGAGCCAAGGATGGCAGGGTACAGTTCCAGAGGATACATACTGGTATCACAGCCACAAAGTACAACCGTACTGGGCTGACGCTTACCACCGCACAGCGGTAATAGGCGACCATATATTCTATACAGATAAATAGGTCAGTGATGTAATGGTAGCATAGCGGTCTCCAAAACCGTTCGTTGGGGTTCAAGTCCCTACTGACCTGCCACTATTCGTACAAAATATCTTTTAAATTTGGAGGGAAGTATGTGTCAGGTTTTAATACCTTGCCATCTTCCCTTTTTATTGGTCGTCCATCTTCCCCTAATTTACTCATGTTGCTACAGTGTACCTCTTGAAAGCACTCATCTAAGTCGATTCCAAAGGCTTGTCCTGCCCCATAAATCACATAAAGTAGATCAGTAAGTGCGTCAGCAACTTCTATTAAATTTTGGTTATCCATTCCAAGTTTTAACTCGTCAAGTTCTTCTTCAATCAGGTCAAACCTTAGTTTTTGTATATGATCTTCTGGAAGAATAGGACGCATTTCAATATCTTGTCCCATTGCTTCCATAAAGTCCCCGACCAATTCGAAGTTAGTTCCTTGTACTTGTGTCATTAGTATTTCCTTGTTGGTGTTTTATCTTGAGCTTGGCGTCTCTTCTCACGAGTTTGTGCCGCTTTTTTAGCTCGATGTCGTTTTGCGCTTGGGCTATCGTAGTACTGTCGTTCTCGATATTCAAACACGATTTCACTTGCTTTCTTCTTGAAGGCTCTCAGAGCAGTTTCTATATTATTGTTTCTAACTTTTACTTTCACGTTTAAACGGCCACCTCTTAGCCTTTAAGTATGCAACTTGCTTTGTTATTGCGTTAGGAGTTCGATCTGGAAGGATTACATATAGGTTTTGTTTAGTAACTAAATAATAGTTATTAACTAATAGAAGCCTTTCTTGCTTACTCCATGGTTTCTTTTTATAATTTTTCATGCAACTATTATACTAAAGAATGACGTTGATGTCAAGAACTATTTTTTACTGCACATGCCAAAAATGTTTCTTGACATGAGTGTTAATATGAAGTATAATATACCCATCTGAAAATAATACCCAATGGAGAACTAATATGGAAACAACAATTGCTGGCTTTATAGTATTTGCTTTTTGCCTTATCGGGTGTGGAGCGCATTGCTGGCATCTGGGTAAAAAAGTGGGAATAGAAGGTACAGTCAACTATCTAGTAGAACGTGGATTACTAGAAGTCGATGATGAAGTGCCAAGGTAGAGTTATACTCTAGGAAGTGGAAAAACTATGTTTGGAATGATTAAAATGCTGCCAATACTTTTGATTGTCGGAGGTGCGGGGTTTGGATACCATAAGATAGTAGTAAAGGAAAAAGATAACCGTATCAACCAACAACAAATGGAAATAGCAGCAGCAACCCAGCAGAATGTAGCTCTTCAAACAGCTGCACAAACTAATATAAATACTATTAAGAACATGGAAAAGCAAATGAAAGCCCAGGCTCAAGCCTTTGGTGAGCTTACTAAAAAGGCAAGTGCTTTAGAAATGGAGAAGAATAAGTATTTAGATGTATTTAAACGACATAGCCTAGCCAAGACTGCAAGGTCAAGACCAGAGTATATGGAGCCTAAAATTAATAATGGCACGGCGAAAGTATTTCGCCAAGTGGAAGCAGACAGTAGGGAATTAGATGAAGCAGACGATACTAGCGACGAGTTGTCTTACGATACTCCTGAGTAGTGGATGTAGTGTTCTACCGACCGTAGATTTCACACCTCCACCGCCTGTAAAGGTTATAACTGAAGAAGTCAAGTTAGACATCTATCAGCCTCCTTTACCTCAAGAAATAACTATGCAAGATGTGACGTGGTTTATTATTACAAAAAATAACTACGAAGAAGCAGTTGCAAGAGTAGAAGAACTATTGGGTGCAGAGTTCGTAGTAATCGCTCTCACACCTACAGGCTATGAAAGTATGGCCTATAACTTGCAAGAGATACGCAGGTTTATTCGCCAGCAAAAAGAAATTATACTGTATTACAGAAAGGCTACAGATGCAGCTGACGAAGCTGAAGAGTGGCTTGAAAAGAATGCAGAGCTACAGGCAGACCAAGAAACTGCTCCGAGCCAAGAAGAGTTTAAGGAAGCTATCACAGAGAAGACAAGTGGCTTTAAGCTCCCGAAGATGTTCGGAGGAAATTAATGGGCGGAGGAGTAGAACTTCCAGCACGAAAAAACACTGTACAAGTAGCAGTACCAAAAGAAAACTGGCTTGTTAGATGGTGGAAGAAGATAATCTATGAAGAATATCATTTAACGATCTGGTTTGTAGCGGCAAAAGAAGTAGATGCAGAAGGCAACACAAGCTATCGTAGAGTTGCTAAGAGTTATAAAGCTATTAAAGTAAACAAAATAAGTCCAAAACTAATAAAGTTTGTGGACATGGAAAAACATCCCGTAGAAATACGGTCAGAAGAACCTATGAACTGGGATTTAATAAAGGTATATTAATGATAACACAAAATTTAAAAGAGCAGATCAAGTTAGATGAAGGTGTGGTGTACCAGATATACAAGGATCATCTAGGATATCCTACGTTCGGAGTAGGGCATCTAATTTTACGCACAGATAAAGAGTATCACTATCCAGAAGGAGAGAAAGTATCCAAAGAACGAGTAGAAGAGTGCCTAGAACAAGACTTAAATACCGCAGCTAATGAATGCACCATACTCTATCCTTGGTTTATGAGTGCGCCACAAGAAGTAAAAGAAATACTAATTAATATGATGTTCAACATGGGCAGGCCTCGCCTGTCGAAGTTCAAAAACTTCAGTCGGGCATTGTATGAGCAGGATTGGAAACAAGCAGCAGAAGAGGGGCGAGATTCAAAGTGGTACCAACAAGTAACAAATCGAGCCGAAAGATTAATGACACGAATGGAGAATGTAGCATAAGTGGACGTAGAATTAGTAGCACTCAGTAAACCATCAGCATTAACAGATTGTCACACCGCAGATGAGTTCATAGCTTACTGCGCTAGAGTAAGTAACCCTGACAATCAGAACAACAGTAAAACCGCAGCGGGGTTGCTTAAGTATCTAATCAAAAATGAACACTGGAGTCCGTTTGAAATGGTATCTATAACGATGGCAATTCACACAACCAGAGACATTTCTCACCAGATAGTAAGACACCGTAGCTTCTCTTATCAAGAGTTTAGCCAGCGATACGCTGTGTCTAATACTTTTAAGAAGAGAGAAGCTAGATATCAAGATCCAAAGAACCGACAGAACAGTATTGATATGGACTGTAGGGTGCAGGAAGATCGTAGGCTGCAAGAAACGTGGAACATGAAGCAGACTCAAGCTCTTCGACAAACTCGAGAAGTATATGAGTGGGCTTTACAGCAAGGTATTGCTAAAGAGCAAGCCAGGGCAGTTCTTCCCGAAGGGCTGACAGGCACTACACTGTACATGGCTGGAACATTGAGAAGTTGGATACATTACTGTCAATTAAGAAAAGCAAACGGAACACAGAAAGAGCACCAGATTATTGCAGAAAGTGCATGGGATATTATAGGAACGCACTTTCCAAGTGTAATTAAAGCATATGAAGACATTTAATGAAAAGACGTACAGACCCTTGCCCAAAGCAGCTACTATCCAATCGAGCCCAATTGATGGGTTAGGATTACATGCTAGTGAGTATCTGTACGCAGGAACTGTACTAGGCGAAACTCATGTGTTAGTACATAATAGGGATAGACATGAATGGGTTAGAACTCCACTAGGAGGTTTTATTAATCATAGTGATGATCCGAATGGGTATATTGCGACCGACAAAGGAGACAGAGTATTACACATTATTAAACCTATTATGAGAGGAGAAGAAATAACTGTGTACTATAGGTTCAAAGGCTACGATGGGACAGTAGGAGATGATACACAACCTGACATAGACGAGTAAATAGTTCTTGACACAAGTACTAAAAAGAAGTATAATACGCTCATGAACATTTTTATATTAGACAAAGACATTGATAAGTGTGCAGAATATCACGTTGACAAACATATTGTCAAAATGCCTTTAGAGGCAGCACAGATGCTGTGCACAAATCATTGGGTAGAGAAATACATTGGATTCGTTCCTAGAAAACTTACGAAAGAAGAGTGGGCAATCATTAAAACAGCAAAGGCAAACCCTGATAGAGATTTCCCTTATTTGCCTACTATGTACAATCATCCTTGTACCATTTGGGCACGTAGCTCACTGGATAACTACGAATGGTTATTCTGCTACGCACTTGCCCTTAATGAAGAATACAGATACAGATATGGAAAATCGCACAAAAGCGTGCATGAAGTTATACTTAACTTACCTGAACCCATATCCTTACCACGAGACGGACTCACTGATTTTGCTCAAGCCATGCCAGACGAACTCAAAGGCTCAGACGGAATAGCTGCATATCGTAAGTTCTATCTCAAAGACAAAGCAACCTTCGCGTCTTGGAAGTACCGAGACAAACCTTTTTGGTGGGATGAAACCGAAGCAGAGTATGAACAGAGGATAACTAGATGATAAATGGAATGGGCTACAAATACGAACCTTTTCAAGGATCGCATGAAGATCAGTTTTTTGACTGGTACATAACTATGAATGGTATGATAGGTGATGGTGCGTCTCAAAACGAAGCTATAGATTACCTGAGAATTATGGAAGCCCCCGAGTGGGTAATTACTAGACTGCTCAACGATCAAGTACGAAAGGGAGAGTAATGTCAGAAGGAAAGAAGTATGACGGAGGAAAGCCGCAGTTGTATTTGTTGCCTCCTAAGTCTATAAACGAAGTAGGAAAAGTATTAACATTTGGAGCAGAGAAGTACGATCCTCACAACTGGAGGAAAGTAGACGACCTACAGAATAGGTATACTAGTGCTGCTTTGAGACATATTTTCGCACACATAGATGGTGAAAGTGCAGACGAAGAAACAGGGTTATCACACCTTGCACATGCTATGTGTTGTTTATTATTTAAATTGGAGGATGAATTAATTGCCGCGAGTGAAGAAAAGGGACTACGAGAACCTAACGAACACGAACATAGAGAAAGTGATAGGACTCCTCTCACAAGAAAAGGCCATCACGAAAAAGGAGGCATGTGAGATACTTAACATCTCGTACAACACTACGAGATTGAATAAGATCATAACAGAGTTCCAAGATCATAAAGAGTATGTAGCAAAACGAAAGGCTACAAACAAAGGTAAAAAAGCTCAGGCTTACGAGATAACTGAAGCTATAACAAACTATTTGCAAGGAGAGTCTATCTCCGAAATAGCTGCGGGGTTGTATCGGTCAGCAGGGTTTGTGCGCTCTATACTCGATAGAGTAGGAGTACCACAACGACCTGCAAGCCAAGAGGAGCGCGTTCATCCAAGTATAATTCCTGAGAACTGTGTAGCAGATACGTTTAACCCTGGCGAGAAAGTATGGTCAGCAAAGTACCACGCACCTGCAATAGTAGATGCAGAAATAACAGTAAAGAATAACTATGAAAGTAAAGGATACCGAGTATATATTCTGGAAAATACAGAAAATGATACTATCGGTGGCTATTATGCCTTTGTCCTCGCCTGTGAACTGGGCAAGCTCTCTCACTTAGAGGAGTATGGAGTTAATCTAAATAAGATATGAATATAGACGAATTATCAAAAGCACTAGCAGTAGGAAAGTGCTATATAAAGTATAAAAGTGTAACTTCGGATAAAATACACGAAGGCACGTATACTCTAATAGGTGGATATAACTCACCAAGTAATCACTACAGTGATAGACTGGTGGCAGTATCTACTGAAACAAATATGTACGAAGACATCGTAAAGGACAGCATACTAGAATGGAAGAGTTTAGGGTCATAAAAACAATATTGTTTCTGTTGTACCTAGAAGTAGTCCTTCATATTGCAGAAATTTTATTCGATATGCAGCAGTCAGGCTGGTTTAATTGGTTACTATAAAAAAAGGAAAAAGCAAATGCAAGGATCTATGTACCCACAAGAAGTAATAGATTTTTATTGGAAAAATGTTATAGATGCAGGAATACCAAGAACAGGAGCGGCAGCACGCGCGATCATGGTAGCAGAGTACGGAAACTCTCCCTCTAAATCTACGTTTCAGTACTGGTGGCACGGAGACTCAGAGAGAGAAAAAATTAAAGCCAGGGCTGTAAAGTACAGAACGACTAACCCGTCCGTTATAGTAGGAAGACGTTTAGACCTATTTAAATCGAAACCGCCAAGAATAGAGCAAGGACGTTCGATCTGGGAGCAATACGAGCACAGTAACCGAGACACCAGAACCAGATTTAATTCTGTTGAACCCGCCATGTCCTGGGTAATAAATGGTAGAATTTCTAAATTTCACGGAAAAGGAACAGAGAAAAAACATATGAAAATAGATAAGTGTAGTTTTTACGCAAAAGACGTATTAAAATTATGGGAAGATACACAAGGATACAATCCGGATACTTATGACTTAGACTGTACTATTTGTGGGGAATCGTTAAATGTTGTACATGACATATGGCATATGGATCATATAGACCCTTCAGCGGGGAACCATTTAGAGAATACTAGCTGTACCCATAAAGAGTGTAATCAGTCAAAGTCTTCAATGCAGATGGAGGACTATTTAGCTCATTGTACAAAAGTACTTAGAAACCATAACAGACTCCCTAAAAATGGATAGATTTTTTCACCCTCAAAGTATAACTACAGTTGCTACTGATATATTTCATACTAAGTTTCTGAATGAAGAAATCGCTACAGCTTTAGCAGACCTACTAAAAGAGGACAAAAGATGGAAAAAAGGAGTATACGATAGAAGGTATGGTACACATGATATTCCTTTAGATGAATATTACCCTGACATGTATGATCTAATAAAAGAGCAGTTTGATAATATGGTGGTACCTGCAATGTCGAATGTCTGGTACTTTGGTGATAGACCTGAAGCATATAATATATTTGCAGTCAAGTATAGTAGTGATACTCAAATAGCTTTAAAAGAACATGTAGATCAAAGCCATATAAGTGGTAGTATTAAGTTAAATAATAACTATAAAGGAGGCGTACTAGAGTTCCGTAGACAGAAATACTGCAATGAAAAAGTTGAAATTGGAGATTTAATAATATGGCCAAGCCAGCTAACGCACCCTCACTTATCTACAGAAATAGTAGAAGGTGAAAAGTATGCTATAACAATTTGGACAGATGTGAAAAATAATTCTTGACACAAATGTTAAATCGCGATATAATATCATTTCAAAATTAAGGAAACCAATGGGCGACCGATTTTATCAAGAGCAAATACAGTATCTGGGTACATGCCCCGGATTAAAAACAACTAACAAAAGGAAACGCAGAATGGCGTGGGATGACGACAAGAAAGCACAAGCAGTAGAAATGTACGAAGCAGAAAGCCCAACTCCAGAAACATCTATGGAGATTGTAAAAGACATTGCAGACGAGTTAGGTGAAAGCCCTAACGGGGTTCGTATGATTCTTAGCAAAGCTGGTGTGTATGTGAAGAAAGAAGCCGCTACTGGTGGCTCTGCCGCTAAATCTAGTGGTGGAACACGAGTATCAAAGCAAGATGCCCAAGACGAGCTAACCGAAGCTATCAGAGCTATGGGTAAAGAAGTAGACGCTGCTATAATATCTAAACTAACAGGTAAAGCAGCAATCTATTTTACCTCAGTAATTTACAGCGAAGTTTAAACCACAGCCCCCCGTACGCGGGGGAGCATCATGCCCGTGAGTTGTAGGAAAGTAAAAGATTTTACACACCTAAACCTAAGGAGCATTGGTGAAAAAGGAAGAACTAGCCTCTCTTGTGAGAGAGTACGGTGATGCAATCATTACCTATCGTAGTGAGAATTCAAAGAAACTGAAGTACAATGTTTGCACGTTGGACTTCAGTACGCCGTATATTCAGAGCAAGAAAAATAGAGCCAAAGAATCTAGCGATACGCTGTTGTTATTCTGTTGGGACACAGACTCTTATCGTCTGTTGAAACCTTTCAATATAACAAGTGTCGTGCCGCTAGCTTCTGTACTAAAGAATGACTCATGATAGATATAACTGAACCTGCTAGCCACTACGAACATGTAATTCACTACGATGAGGGGAAGCAAGAACAAGTACGACTCACTGTGAACACTTTCAGAGGGGTAGAATATCTACACCTTAGAAAGTATTACATGGATTTTACAGAAGAATGGAAACCTACTCCTGTTGGAATAGCGCTACCGCTCGACTTTAATAACTCTAAGGAGTTGTTCCGTGCTTTGACTGAAATTATATCCCTTGCTGAATCTAAGCAGATTATAGAAGAAAACTTTGGTGAGCTAATCAAAGAGATTTATCCAGAGGAAGCCGCAAATAATTCTTGACATTATAGGTAATCTCTAGTATAATATACTTTAATAAATGAGAGAACCTATGACAGATATAGATTACGCATACAGAAACAAGATAGCCAAACTTTATTACGAAGACGGTGAAAGCCCTCTAAGTGATGAAGAGTGGGATGCTTTAGAAGGCACTGACAAAGACGTTGGTTATACTCCCAGTCGAGGCGTTGACCACATCTTTCCTATGTATTCTTTGAAGAAATCTTTTTCAGAGCAAGAAGTCTTGGATTGGATGGGCGACAAAAATGTTGTTGCTACACCCAAGCTAGACGGTGCTGCCATATCTCTCGTTTATGAGAAGGGGATGCTAGTACGAGCTACCAGCCGTGGGGACGGTAAAACAGGTGTTGACATTTTGAATAATGTACGACATCTTAAAACAGTCCCTTGGAAAATTAATCATAGTGATTACTGTCAGATTGACGGTGAAGTAGTAGCACCAAGTAGTATTCCAAATGCAAGAAACTTTGCAGCGGGTGCGTTAAATCTCAAAAGCGAAGATGAGTTCATAGAACGAAGACCTTACTTATTTTTTGTAGTGCATGATATGCGACCAGATACTAACTTTGAGTACTGGAGTGAGAAACTTAATTATTGTTACAATCTTGGGTTTTATACAGATACTACAGACCTTGAGTCAAAGAAGTTCCCCACAGATGGCGTAGTCTACAGACTTGATAATCTAAAAGACTGGGAGGATGCAGGATTTACTGCACACCATCCACGGGGTTCTATTGCTCTCAAAGAGCAGAAAGAAGGTGAGATAACTTCGCTAAAAGATGTTGAGTGGCACACAGGGAAATCAGGAGTTGTTACACCAGTAGCAATTCTTAGCCCTGTAATGATTGGTGACGCGCTTGTACAAAGAGCAACCCTGCATAATATGTCTTACATCGAAGAGTTAGGATTAGAAATTGGTTGCGAGGTCGAAGTCATACGCAGTGGTGAAATTATCCCGCGTATTGTCCGACGAGTTAACTAAAAATAAATCTTGACAATAATCTCAAAATTCTATATAATATACTTTCAATTTCAGAGGAGTCTCAATGCAAGCGATACTAGCCCCCACTACTTGTGGTTCATGCGGTTCTGTACTTGTGTGGAGAAACGACTTACTTTTTTGTGAGGACTCTAGATGTCCTGCACAAATTAGTAAGCAGATTGAGCATTTTGCCAAGACCTTAAAAATCAAGGGACTTGGGCCGAAGACTATAGAAAAGCTGTCAATTACCACCTTATGGGAATTATATGCGCTTGACTATGACCTTACAAAGATTGCTCTCTCCTCAGAACGGCTAGCAGATAAGCTATTTGTAGAGATTGAACATAGTAAGAAAGCTACATTAAACCAATTACTGCCAGCTTTTAGTATACCCTTAGTAGGAAAAACAGCAACAGAGAAATTGTCCACAACAATTAGCGGCCTCAATGAGCTTAGCATGGACAAATGTCGTGACGCGGGTCTTGGAGCTAAGACTGCTGAGAGTTTAATGGATTGGTACGAAAATGAATGGATTAATAATTTTGAATTTTTACCATTTGATTTTAAGTTTGCTAAAGCTAAGGAAAGAGTAGAGGCTGTTGGTACAGTATGTATTAGTGGTAAGTTAAAAAGTTTTCCTACTAAGAGTGCTGCAACCACGGCTCTCTGCCTACAAGGTTACAATGTCAAAAGCAGTGTAACAAAAGATGTAACCATTCTAGTTAATGAGAGTGGTATAGAGAGTGCAAAAACAAAGAAAGCCAGAGACTCTGGCGTAACAATAGTAACCAATCTATTAAATTTTTTAGGAGAAACAAATGGCAACATTGCCTAAGTGGACTGATGAGCGTACCGACGAGCTCACTAATTTTGTCGGTGATGAGACTCCGGTCTCTCAAGCTACTGTAGCAGAAGCTGCAGACCAGCTTGACACAACTACACGGTCAGTTTCTAGCAAACTGCGAAAGATGGGTTTTGACGTAGAACTTGCTTCAGCTAAGAGCGCTCGCGCTTTCAGCGACAGCCAAGAAACTACTCTCTCTGCTTTTGTCTCTGACAACAGCGGACAGTATACCTACGCAGAGATTGCATCTCACTTTGAAGGCGGAGCATTTAGTGCTAAGTCTATCCAAGGTAAGATTCTTTCTATGGAACTTACTGACCATGTCAAAGCTGCTCCCAAAGTGGAGACTGTACGAACTTACTCTCCTTCAGAAGAAGAGACTTTCGTAGCTATGGTTAACGACGGAGCGTTTGTGGAAGCAATCGCAGAGAAGTTAGACCGTACTGTAAACAGTATTCGAGGCAAGGCTCTTAGCCTTCTTCGTTCCGGCGACATTGACGCTATCCCCCGTCAGGAGCATACAAAAGGCTCTGCAAAGGAAGATCCTTTGGCTGAGCTGGGCGATGTGTCTGAAATGACAGTTGAGTCGATTGCAGAGCAAATCGGTAAAACTGCACGAGGCGTCAAAACTATGCTTACCCGTCGTGGCCTGACAGCGTCAGACTATGATGGAGCTGCAAAGAAAGAGAAAGCTGCTTCCTAAGAAGCGGTAACTTTTGTAGTCAGGACAAGGGGTTGTTCTGGCTACATTTCATTCGGGGGAACTATTGAATTTAGCAAGTGCTTTTCTAAAGCAAGTATTAGAGCTGCAAGATTTTGAGTCTTGGTCAGCCGTGCGTAAGCACTACTTGCCTACAAACTATCACAGATTATTTTCTGAGATAGACAAGCACTGTGAAAAATTTCATAAGCTCCCTACGTTTGAAGACCTCAAGTTTGAGCTAAGAGATAGTGCCACAAAGGAACTGCTCTTTGCCATAGACGGTGTTGAAGTTGACGCAGATGCGTACATGCTTCTTCAGTACCTAAAAAATGAGTATACTCAGAAAGAGATACTACTATCCCTTGAGGACTACGTTGATAACTCTATATCCTTCGAGGATGCAGAGGAATCTGTAGGACACCTACATCAGATCGTTCTTGATATCGAAGACAAAGTAGAGCTTCAAGAACCCCAAGAGAGTATGCAACGTATTCCCTTGTTTGAACCTGATGAGGAGTTAGGAAAGTACCTGCCTCTTGGCCTGAATACCGATAATGACTACGAGATTTCGTTCTCCCCCCGAGACTTAATTCTTGTAGGCGGTCGCCGAGGGGCAGGGAAATCTATCACCTGTTCTAACATTGCTAATAATGTCTATGAATCTGGAAAGTCTGCAATCTATTTCACTATTGAGATGGACAGTCGAGCGATACTGCAAAGGTGTTGTTCGATTGCAACTGCTATACCATTCTCCCGTCTGCGCGCTAAGAATCTTAACGTAACAGAGTGGGAGAGGGTTGCAGCTTGGTGGGCTAACCGATATGAAAATAGTCAAGAGCGACTGGCAGAGTATCGAGAGCATCGAAACTTTGAGCAGTTCCACGATAAGCTAAAATCTACCTGTGAGCTTCACCCCAAGCAACAGCTAGATGTAGTCTATGACCCCTCTCTTACTATTGCAAAGATACGCTCAGAGCTTGATAAAAAAGTTAAAAGCAAGATGGATGTTGGCGTGATTATCGTTGACTACATCAATCAAGTAAAGCGTTCTAGTATACCTTCTCGTGGAGGGCAGTACGATTGGACAGAACAAATAGAAGTTAGTAAAGCATTGAAGAGCATGGCACAGGAGTATGAAACCCCCATATTCTCGCCATATCAAACAGACGCTAGCGGTGAAGCTCGTTTTGCCAAAGGTATTCTTGATGCTGCTGATGCCGCATACTCTATGGAACCATGGAGTCAAGAAGATAATTGTATTTCATTTAACTGTGTTAAAATGAGAGCAGCCGCTATGCGTTCCTTCACCTCGACCATGGACTGGGAAACTTTAAAGATTGGCCCTGACACTGCGCTGACTCCAACAGAGAGAGCAGATAACGACCAAAAAACTAATGAAGACATAGACGACATGTAGAAAATATATCTTGACACTTATGTCAAAATTTAGTATAATATACTTTCAATTTTCAAGGAGTCCGAATGTCAATTATTCAAGGAAGTATGAGGCACACTATGAGCGGTAGACGACGTAAGAAAATTTCCACAGCAAGAAGAAAAGAGAAAGTTATATTTCATTCTCTTAATAGAGAAGAGCCTGTTATTAGAGAAACTCCTTATTACCCGTCTGCTCCAATGACACCGTATCGTCCTGCAAAAGACGAGACGTACAAAAGAGAAGTTTCTTCTAGTTATACAATCGCACCTGCATATAACAAAGGCGCGTACCAAGTAATTAGTGAAGAAAGTATTGAGGATATAGGTAGATAAATGGTAATGGCATTTTTATTGAAAGTATTTATTGGAGGAACAGCCGTTCCTACAGATGAGATGTACTTTCAAAATATAAACAGGTGTAATTATTTTGCACACAAAATAGAGTCAGGTACGTACAAAGATAAAGACATATCATATATCTACACGTATGGCACTAGAAACATAACCGCATATTGTTTACCAAGTATGGTAAAAGAGACTACTAAGTTTTGGGACTAATTCATGGAATCAGAAACAGAAGAAATATTAGAGTTTATAGAAAGCTATAGGAAAAGAGTGCGGGATATGCTTGACCTTAATTCAGACGGTCAAGAAGAAGAATCAGACTACAAACCACATGAAAGGGCTTAATGGAAATAGAACGAATACTACAGGAAAAGAACATATACTTTATGCAGAAGGGTGCAGACTATTTAGTACGCTGTCTAAGTCCTGAACATGATGATAAAAATCCTAGTATGAGAATTGACCAGATTACTGGTATCTTTAACTGTTTTTCGTGTGGTTACAAGGGTAACTTATTTAATCATTTTGGGGAAAGGGCAAATCAATTACAGCAACAGAGAGACCTTTTTAAGAAAAAACTTATACAAAAACGCTCCGAAAGTGTTGGTTTGTCCTTTCCCCAAAATAGATTGCCTTATGTCGGTAACTGGAGAGATATTCGTCCAGAAACTTATAGAAGATTTGAGGCTTTTCAACACCCACATACAGATCATGTGGGCAGAATTGTCTTTCCGATTCGTGATATATCGGGTAAGATAGTAGCGTTTCAAGGAAGGCATACCTCTAACGGTGTTCCTAAGTACAAGTTCTCCCCTCCTGGGGCAAGACTACCTTTCTTTCCTATAGTAGAGTTTATACAAGGCTCTGTTATATTAGTGGAGGGTATGTATGATATGATAAACTTGCACGATAAAGGACTCACCAATGCGGTATGTTGCTTTGGAACTAATAATTATAATGAGGCTAAACTGTCTATGCTCCGAGTACAAGGAGCAGAGTATGTAGAAGTCTTTTTTGATGGAGACGACGCAGGCCAAACTGCGGCAGAAAATTTAAAGGGTGCGTGTGAGAAAGCTGGTCTCGTAGCTAGGAATATCCATTTTAAGGATACAGATCCTGGTGCATTATCCCAAACTTCAGTAGATAAATTAAAGAGGAAGTTATATGGCTAGAGTTGCCTTAGTAGAAACTAAAAAGGGTAGAACAAACTTTGCAAGAGAGTTTGATAATGAGTTTGATTTTGATCAATATCAACTGTGTTCTGACCCTACAATTAAGAAAGTATTAAAGCGAGACTGTGATATAGATATAAACACAGACAACTACGACTGGGTTATTCTAGTGGGTAGTGACGCGCTCAAGTACTTTACCAAAATCAATTCAGTAACCGAATACTCCGGTAAAAGAGTAGATGAGAAATTTTTACCAGTAATTAATCCTGCGATGCTCACATTTAAACCTGAGGCTCGTAAAACGTGGGAGACTTCTAAAGAAAGTATCATTAATCATATAAAAGGTTTAATAGAGGAGGTAGTTATTGATGAAAACATTGCTATTGGAATCGAAGAGACAGAAGAATGTAATACCTTTATACAAGCAGCTATTGATCATAGCGGGACATATATCGCGCTTGATTCGGAGACTACTGGTTTATATCCTAGAGATGGCTATATACTGGGCATTTCGCTTTGTTATGATGGTAAAAAAGGAGCTTATATTAATACAGAATGCTTTGATGAGCAGACTGAAAAGCTACTACAAGAACTGTTCACGAAGAAAACAGTAATATTTCATAACGCTAAGTTTGACGTAGCGTTCTTTGAGTATCATTTTAATTTTAATTTCCCTGTAATAGAAGACACCATGTTGCTCCATTATCTCATAGACGAGAATCCGGGAGGGCACGGTCTTAAGCCACTGTCTATCAAGTACACACCCTATGGCGATTATGAGAAGCCTATGTATGAGTGGATGGATAAGTATAGAAAAGAACACGGCATACTCAAGAGTGACTTTCAGTGGGAGTCTATTCCGTTTGAGGTAATGAAAACATATGCAGCTATGGATGCTCTATGCACGTTTCTTCTATACGAAAAATTTGTAAAAATTAAACAGAATCCTAAACTCAAGAAAGTGTATGATGAGATTCTTATTCCTGGCACTCGTTTCTTAGTAGATGCACAGGACAATGGTGTACCCTTTGATAAGGACAGGCTCTGTGTATCTCAAGAGCTGATGCAGACAGAAATAGATAAGTCCGTGGCTACACTGTATCAGAACCCTGAGATAGCTAAGTTTGAGAAAATAAATGGAAAAGATTTTAATCCTAATAGCACTGTGCAGCTTCGCGGTCTCCTTTTTGACTTTCTCGGTCTACATCCTACTGGCAAGAAAACAGGAACGGGAGCTAACTCAACGGATGCGGAAGTACTCGGAGAGCTTGCATCCCAATCTGAAGTTCCTGGACTTATCCTTGACATACGTCAAAGATCCAAAATTAAAAATACTTATCTGGACAAAATCATACCGCAGTTGGATAAAGATAGTAGACTTCGTACTGGCTTCAACCTTCATAGTACCACTAGTGGTCGTCTTAGTTCTAGTGGCAAACTTAATATGCAGCAGTTGCCTAGGGATAACCCTATAGTAAAGGGCTGTATACGAGCTGCCGAAGGACACAAGATTGTAGCTATGGACTTAACAACTGCCGAGGTTTATGTTGCTGCTATTCTAGCAGAGGACAAAGCTCTTATGGATGTATTCCGCAGTGGCGGAAACTTTCATAGTACCATTGCGAAGACAGTATTCAGACTACCCTGCGAAGTAGCGGAAGTAGCTGAGCTATTTGGCACACAACGACAGGCTGCAAAGGCAGTAACTTTCGGTATCATGTATGGTGCAGGACCGAAGAAGATTAGTGAACAAGTAACCAAAGACTCGGGCAAATTTTTTAGTCCGAATGAAGCTAAAGAAGTTATTGATGATTACTTTCAATCATTCCACCAACTTAAAAAGTGGATAGAAAGCAATCACAGATTCATAGAGCAAAACGGCTTTGTGTATAGCTACTTTGGCAGAAAAAGGAGATTACCAAATGTCAAATCGTCAGACGCGGGCATCAAGAGTCATAGCATTCGTTCTGGTCTTAACTTTTTGGTTCAGTCTGCTGCTAGTGACATTAACCTTCTTGGGGCTATAGATATGCACAACTACTTAAAAGCTACTAAGTCTAAATCAAAAATCTTTGCTTTAGTACATGACTCGATACTTGCAGAAGTACCCTACTCAGAAGTAGATGAATACTGCGATCAGTTAGAATACTACATACAAATGGATAGAGGACTTTCAATTCCTGGAGCGCCTGTAGGATGTGACTTTGAAGTAGGAGAGGACTACTCCATGGGTAAGTTCGACAAGCAGTATGGAAATATATAATGTTAGTAAAAATGCTAAGAAAATTAAAAAACGCAGTTGATCCTAATTATTGGGCTGAAAGAATCGGTGAGAGTAGTGGAGCTTACGATAAAGCAAGAGAAAGTAAGTTAGCTACCTGGGTCAATAGTTTAGAAGGTTGGAAATGGTGGGCATGGCAGTTAGGCCCTTGTGTACTGTTTTTTATTATACTTGAGTTATTGCTAAATGTAATTGGCATGACTATGTTACCTTGGAGGTAATTTAATATGGCATATAGTAACCAAGTAATGGATCATTATGAGAATCCTCGTAATGTAGGCAAAATGGATGAGACTGATGATGTCGGTACAGGCATGGTGGGAGCACCTTCCTGTGGCGATGTGATGAGGCTACAAATAAAAGTAGAAGAAGGCGTTATACAAGATGCCAAGTTTAAAACCTATGGCTGTGGTAGTGCTATAGCTTCTTCTTCTCTTTTGACGGAGTGGGTAAAAGGTAGAACTCTTAGCGAAGCAAGTGTAATAAAAAACACCGAGATAGCCGAAGAGTTAGCCCTTCCCCCAGTGAAGATTCATTGTAGCGTGCTTGCAGAAGATGCAATAAAAGCCGCTATAAAGGATTATAGAGAAAAGAACGGTGAATCTTGACTATTGGATAACACAACTAGTAAAGTGCTTAGCCGGTCTTACGGTTATATATTTTTTGTATGAATTTGCAATTCTACTAATTACCTAGGAGGTAACATGTTACACGAAGCATTACAGGTAGAGATAAAAGTATACTACGATGGAGTTTTAATTGATCATTACATACAGGGACGTCCAGGACTTGAAGTTTCCAGTATTTCAGATACCTTCCGACAACTGGAGCTATTCTGACGGACTGTTGTTTATAGACGATCTATTGGTAGACGATACTAATATGCCTGGAGATACTCTTGGTATGCGTAGGCTACAGACTCCTTTTACGGAACTCCTACCTTTGAGAAGATCGCTTATAAGCCACATAGGATTATTAAAACAAAAAAAGAAAAATTTTATAGATTCAAGAGGCGTTCCCTTTACATACGAGAAAACTGCGTTCTGCAAGCTAAAATACTACAAGATTCGTAGAGTTGATCGTAAAGGTACTGCTTCTTTATTATGGGTGCATCACGTTACTACTTCCTTTACCATTCCTAGACCACCAGAGGATGGCAGGAACTGGGCAGGGATATTACATGTAGGCGATACACCTTGGATGTTATACGAGTACTCTAAGACAAAACTTAAAGACACTCGAAGAAAGGTATAAGGAATATATGGGTAACAAGCGTAAAACTTTGAACGGCTCCGGTCTTCAACTGGAAGAGATAGAACCTTTAACTAAGAATCAATTGATAGCATTTGAATCCGAGAAGAACTTAGTTCTCCACGGGGTCGCAGGAACAGGAAAGACTTTTATATCTTGTTATTTAGCTTTCGATGATATGGTTAAAAAGCAGTACAGTAATTTAGTTATAATCCGAAGTGCAGTACCTACAAGGGACATTGGTTTCCTACCAGGTAGTGAAAAGGATAAGGCTTCCGTCTATGAAGAACCGTATAAAGAAGTTGCAAACGAGCTATTTAATCGTGGAGACGCATATCAAATACTCAAGACCAAAGGATTAGTTCACTTTATGACTACTTCTTACATAAGAGGTATAACTCTAAAAGACTCTGTCATACTGATAGATGAGTGTCAGAATATGACATTTCAAGAGTTAGACTCAATTATTACACGAGTAGGTAAGTACTGTAGAGTTATATTTTGTGGAGACTTTGAACAGTCTGACCTCAAAAATAATGGACTTCTTTCGTTTCTAAGAATACTGGAAACAATGGGTGCTTTTGACATGGTGAACTTTGAAGTACAAGACATTGTACGGAGTGACTTCGTAAAAGAATATCTAATAGCTAAAAAGGAAATAGGACTATAAAAGCACTAATCAGTAATCGCATTTACCTTGAGGTAACGCAGGAATACAAGGAAGTTTTAAGTAAGGAACTTACTTATACTATTCCTTCGTTCAATCCAAAAGATCCGCCTTTTGTCATAAAGAATATGGCACGAGTACGGGATACGCTGGTGAGTATACCTATAGGAAGAACGGATTTGATACCAAATGACTACGAGATAGTCGATAAGCGTATCAATAAGCCGGTGCAGTTTCCTGAGTTTAAGTTTCCATTACGACCAAGCCAGCAGGAGGTCTACGATGAGATCGAAGACAACTCTATAATTAACGCTTGGGTTAGTTGGGGAAAGACTTTTACAGGTCTTGCGATAGCTGGTAAGCTAGGACAGAAAACACTTATTATTGTTCACACTGTGCCTCTAAGAAATCAGTGGGCAAAAGAAGTAGAAAAAGTATACGGAATTTCTCCTGGCATTATAGGCAGTGGAAAGTTCGATATTGATGCTCCTATAGTGATAGGCAATACTCAAAGTTTATACAGAAATATTCTCAAGATAAATAAGGAGTTCGGCACTATCATACTAGATGAAATGCATCACGTATCTTCGCCTACCTTTTCTAAAGTAATAGACACAAACTACGCTCGATATAAGATAGGATTGTCCGGAACTATAGAAAGAAAGGATGGAAAGCATGTAGTCTTTCGAGATTACTTTGGCAGTAAAGTATTTAAGCCACCAAAAGAGAACTATATGGTTCCGTCCATAACAGTCTATCCTTCGGAGATACGCTTCATGGACGGCCAAAGAACTCCTTGGGCTAATAAAGTTACACACTTGGCGAACCAAGATGAGTATAGGCATAGCGTATCTATGATAGCGGCAGCCTACGCTGCAAAAGGCCACAAGGTTTTAGTGGTCAGCGATAGAGTACACTTCTTGCAAGCCTGTGCTGAACTTACCGGAGACAGAGCAATCTGTGTTACCGGAGAAGTAGCACATGAAGATAGAGAAACTCTTCTGGATGAGATTCGTGCGGGTAGAAAAGATATTCTATACGGTACACAAGCAATCTTCTCAGAAGGTATCTCTGTTGATAACTTAAGTTGTTTGATTCTTGGTACTCCCGTTAATAATGAGCCACTATTGACTCAGCTAATAGGGCGTATCATACGCAAGCAAGAAAACAAAAGATCACCTGTAGTGATAGATATCCACCTAAAGGGAAACACCGCCCGAAGACAGGCTTCCAATAGGATGGGATACTATATGAAACAGGGATACAAGATAGACCAACTATAAAAAAATAGTTCTTGACATTAACTTCAACTTTTGATATAATATGCTCTTATATAATTGGAACAGAATCTTTAGAACTTGCAAAGCGAATACTTTCGAGATCGTGCAGGTCTTTAAAATGATGGTGGAAAAACAACTCCCGCGAAATAGGTACGATAATCTGTATAAGTATGCAGATATGGACTTTAGCGGCCAGAGTTTTTTAGTACACCCAGATGTTCTGTTATACAATTCATATAAATACTCTTACCGAGACATTTGCATTTATCTTGCGCTTGCTTCATTGCGGTCGTATGGAGAGTACAAAGTCAATGGTAGGATAACACTAGATCCCCTGCATATACAGGAAGATCCCCAACTATTTTTAGACAACAATAAACTACTTTATATAGAGAATGGAGAAATACATTTTTTACATGAAGAAGTTCCAACGGAGATAAATTAATATGGCTATATCGTTTAATCAGCAGAAAGGTTCTGCACAAAAGACTTCTATCAGCACTTTCCAATACAAGGATGGCGACAATCAAATGCGTATCATAGGTGATATTCTTGCTCGCTATGTATACTGGGTGAAAGGCGAGAACGACAAGAACATTCCTTTAGAGTGTCTGTCCTTCGATAGGAATGCAGAAGCATTTACAAACCAAGAAAAAGATTGGGTTCGTGAGTATTACCCTGATCTTAAGTGTGGATGGAGCTATGCCACACAGTGTATTGACAATGGCGAAGTAAAAGTTGTCAATCTCAAGAAGAAGCTCTGGGAGCAGATTATTACTGCTGCCGAAGACTTAGGAGATCCTACAGACCCAGAAACTGGATGGGACATTAAGTTCAAGCGTGTTAAGACCGGCCCTCTGCCTTATAACGTAGAGTACCAGCTTCAGCCTTTGAAGTGCAAGCCTGCCGCTCTTAGTGCCGCAGATGCAGCTCTTGCTGCTGCAGTAAAATCTATGGACGAAGTAATGTCTCGACCAACTCCAGATGCTCAGAAGGAGCTATTGGATCGTGTACGACAGGCAAACACTACGGAAGTAGACGAGACTCTTGAAGCGGAGTTTAACGTAGGGTGATTTTATTCACAGCAGACTGGCACTTAAAGCTGGGACAGAAAAATGTCCCAGTTGACTGGGCAAAGAGAAGGTATGAAGCCTTCTTTAACCAAATTCATGAAATAGAAAACGAGTGTAGTATGCACATAATTGGGGGCGATCTCTTTGATCGTCTTCCAACTATGGAAGAGTTGGAGTTGTACTTCACATTCATAAGGCAAGTAGGAATACCTACTCTAATTTATGATGGGAATCACGAAGCCACAAAGAAGAATAAAACCTTTTTTAGTCAGCTAAAGCAAGTGAGCAGGGATATTAATCCTTTCATTCATATTGCAGACTTATCCTATGTGGACAAAGACAGAGGGTTTAATGTTCTGCCTTACGCAGATTTACACAGAAAGAATAGTATAGAGGCATTTGATACTAAGTGGCCTCTGTTTACTCATGTACGAGGAGAGATTCCTCCGCATGTAAAGCCTGAAGTTGACCTAGAAAGATTCGAGGACTTTCCCGTAGTATTTGCTGGCGACTTACATGCACATAGCAATACACAACAAAACATTGTATACCCAGGTAGCCCTATGACAACTTCGTTTCATAGAAACATAGTCGAAACAGGTTATCTACTAATAAATGACAAAGACTGGTCATGGATGTGGGACAGATTTGATCTGCCACAACTACTGAGAAAAACAGTACAAGACCCAGCAGAGATGATACCTAGTACATATCATCACACAATATATGAACTGGAAGGAGATATACAAGATTTATCTAAAGTTAAAAACTCAGAGCTACTCGATAAGAAAGTAGTTAAACGGAGTACAGAAGCCACGCTTCTTCTTAGTAAAGAAATGAGCATAGAAGAAGAGTTAGCAGAATACTTTACTTATATATTAGAACTTCCACAAGACAAAATATCAAGCATTATAGGGACTTACAATGATTACTCTCAAACAGCTACACTGGAATAATTGCTTTAGCTATGGTTCCGACAACGCGTTAGTTTTAGATGATAACACTGTAACTCAAATTATTGGTACAAACGGTACTGGCAAGTCTTCTATACCCTTAATTATAGAAGAAGCTCTGTACAATAAAAATTCAAAAGGAATTAAGAAAGCAGACATACCTAACCGATACGTCGGTAATGGGTATAATATACAACTAACCTTTACCAAGGACGAAGATACCTATACAGTGAGTATAGATAGAAAAACCACGGTAAAGGTCAAGTTGGAGAAGAATGGTGAAGATATATCTAGCCATACAGCTACAAATACCTACAAGACTATTCAAGATGTTATAGGTGTAGACTTTAAAACCTTCTCACAGCTAGTATACCAAAGCACTAATGCGAGTCTACAGTTTTTAACTGCGACCGATACAAACCGTAAGAAATTTTTGATTGATCTATTACATCTTGAAGGGTATGTAAACCTATTCGAAGTGTTCAAAGAGAAGTCTAAAGATATAACTCAGGAAATGATGGTAGTTCAATCCGCCGTTAGTACGGTAGAAAAATGGCTCTCAGATAACAAATTGAGTGATACCAATATACTTCCTATGTTAAATTTAGAAATTTCTACGGAAGAAGAAGAGAAAGAGTTCCACACTTTAACGAAAGAAATTGAAAATATCTTGGAGAAAAACAAAAAAATCTCTAAGAATAATCAAATGATTCACATGTTGGAACAAATTAATTTACAGGAAGTACAAAGTACACCAGTAACGCAACAACAGTCCTATGACGACTTACAAACAGAGATGGGAAACTATTCTCAAATCGCAGCGGGGTCTAAACGCCTCGTAGCAAAACTAGAACAATTAGGAGATGTTTGTCCTACTTGTGAACAAGAAGTTGATCCAAGTTTTAAACAGTCTCTTGTAGACACAGAGTCTCGAAAGATGCTCGAATCGGAGAAGCAGATTTATGAAATTGAACAAAGAATTAAACAGATTAAAAGAGATAATAACGAATTCACTCGTATTCAGAACCTTGAAAACGATTGGAAAGAAATTTATCGAAGTATTGACAAGAGTCTCCCTAAGCATCTCTTGGAGAAAGCAAAGCTTGAAGAAAGGTTGGAGAGAGTACGAGCTGAGCTACTTCAACGCAAGGAGCACTTGGCAAGCGCAGCAAAGGAAAATGAAAGAAGAACAAAGCACAACACAAGAATCCAAGTAATACAGGAGCAAACAGAAGAGTTTCTAAACCAACTTTCAGAAATGCAAGAGAAGCTAAATACACAGCAGGATCTTGCGTCCAATTTGGATATACTGAAGAAAGCGTTTAGTACTAATGGTTTGCTTGCGTACAAGATTGAAAACCTTGTAAAAGAGTTGGAAGAACTCGCGAATACTTATCTAGCGGAGCTATCTGATGGTAGGTTTACGCTCGAGTTCGTAGTATCTAATGACAAGTTAAATGTACAAGTTACAGACAATGGTAAAATAGTAGATATTCTCGCACTTTCTTCAGGAGAGCTAGCAAGAGTAAATACTGCCACCCTGATAGCTATTCGTAAGTTAATGAGTAGCATATCCAAGTCTAAACTCAATATACTTTTCTTAGATGAAGTCATTGCAGTATTAGATGACACAGGCAGAGAGAAACTGATAGAAGTTCTTATCAATGAAGATTTGAACACTTATATAGTCTCTCATGAATGGACACATCCACTTCTCGATAAAATCGAAGTAGTGAAAGAAGAAAATATAAGTAAATTGGAGTAAAATGGTTGATAGCAGAGCGAAGGGAGCTAGAGGAGAATATCTAGTAAGAGACTTATTACGAGAGTATACAGGACTACAGTTTGAAAGAGTGCCAATGTCAGGCGCACTGGAATATCTAAAAGGAGACTTGTATGTTCCAAATGAGAAAAACTTCTTTTGTATTGAAGTAAAGAATTACGCTGAGTCACCACTCACTGATAAAATACTTACACAAAAGAAGACTAATCATTTAACCCAGTGGTGGAAAAAGTTACTTATACAAGCAGAGGGAGGGGGTCAAGCCCCTCTTCTCTTCTTTAAGTATAATAGATCAAAGATATATGTGGGTACAGAAGTAAAACCCGATAATATACCTTATATATACGTTAGTGACTTAAACTGCTACGTTTCTCTTGCAGAAGAGTGGTTAAATAAAGAAGAGGTGAAATTTATAAATGGCACTTAGTTTCAACGATCAAAGAAAGAAAGGAACACTTGTGATCGACGCATTGAACTTAGCGTTTCGATGGAAGCACCAAGGAAGAACAGACTTTAGATATGACTATCAGAAGACAGTTCAGTCCTTGGCAGATTCCTACAAGTGTGATAGAGTAGTAATCACAGCAGATGGAGGCTCGTCTGACTATAGAAGAAATATAAGAGAAGACTACAAAGGTAATAGAAAAGAGAAGTACGCTACTCAGACGGAAGAAGAAAAAATTGCGTTTGAAGAGTTTTTTGAAGAGTACAAGTGCACACTTGAAGTAGCAGCTGAAGCATGGCCTGTATTACAGTTCGCAGGCGTAGAAGCAGATGATATAGCAGCACACTTAGTAAAGAATAAAGATGCTTACGGACTGGATAACGTATGGTTAATCTCTAGTGATAGAGACTGGGACTTACTTATTCAAGAAGGCGTTAGTAGGTTTTCTTATGTAAATCGTAAGGAAGTTACTATAGATAACTGGTCAGACCACTACGAGGTTACTCCAGAGGAGTTTATATCTCTCAAGTGTCTTACCGGAGATAAAGGAGATAATGTTCCTGGGATTCCAGGTATCGGCCCAAAGAGGGCTTTAACTCTAATAAAAGAATATGGAGATGCATTTAGCATCTATGACGCGGCTCCTATTCCTGGCAAGTACAAGTACATTGAATCTCTAAATGAGAATTATGAACAGATACTCCAGAACTATGAATTGATGGATCTGGTAACGTATTGTGATGACGCTATTGGTGAGCAGAATATTGCCGAGATTAAGGATAAATTTATATGAAAATTATGTACAGCAGGGACAAATACCTGTCTGAATTCAGTCATAAAACACTAGAAGACAGATACTTAGTGAACGGGGAAACATCTCCCCAAGATGCATTTGCACGAGCAGCTAAGGCGTTTTCTGATGATGACGCACACGCACAGAGGCTATACGATTATGCTAGTAAACTTTGGTTCATGTTTTCTACTCCTATACTTTCTAATGGTGGAACATCCCGTGGGCTGCCTATTAGTTGCTTTCTTAATTATGTTGAGGACAGCAGACAAGGACTTACCGGGCATTACACTGAGAATGCCTTTTTATCTAGTGTGGGTGGTGGCGTTGGGGGCTCTTGGAGCGATATACGTTCAGTAGGCTCAAAAACCTCTAGTGGATCAGAAAGTACAGGCGTTATACCTTTTATGAAGGTAGTAGACGCAGAAATGTTAGCATTTTCTCAAGGAGTAACAAGACGTGGAAGTTATGCAGCGTATTTGGACATATCTCATCCAGAAGTTGAAGAGTTTTTGGATGTTCGTAAACCTACAGGCGGCGATGTTAACCGAAAATCTGTTAATTTACATCATGGTATTATTATTGATGATAAATTTATGGATATCATAGAACAAGCTACCAGAATAGAAGGTTTTGACGATTCATGGGACTTAATCGACCCACATTCAGGAAGAGTTACAAAGAGAGTATCTGCTAAAACGTTATGGGTGAAGTTAATCCAGAACAGAGTTGAAACAGGCGAGCCTTATATCATGTTTAAAGACACGGTACAAGACGCTCTGCCAGAATTTCAGAAAGACTTAGGCTTGAAAGTTAATCACTCCAACCTATGCTCCGAGATCACACTCGCAACCAATAGTGAGCGTACAGCAGTATGTTGTCTATCAAGTGTAAACTTAGAAGAGTACGATGAGTGGAAAGACAATAAAAACTTCATTCCTGATCTTATCCGTATGCTAGATAATGTTATAACTTACTTCTGTGATACAGCACCTCCAGAACTCTGGAAAGCAGTAAATAGTGCAAAAGCAGAGAGAAGCCTAGGACTAGGTGCTATGGGTTTTCATGCGTATTTACAACGTCAGGACATTCCCTTTGAGAGTGCTATGGCAAAGAGCAGGAACATTAAGATGTTCAAGCATATTAAAGGAGAAGCAAAACATGCAACCGAAAAATTGGCTGAAGAGCGGGGTGCTTGTCCTGACGGATTTAGTGCTAATGTTAGGAATGCTCATTTGTTGGCTGTGGCTCCTAACGCTAGCAGTAGTATTATTTGTGGTAATACTTCTCCCAGCATTGAGCCTTACAGGGCTAACGCATTTACACAAAAAACTAAATCGGGATCCTCTTTATTGAAGAACGAGTACTTAGAACACGCGCTTCAAGAAATAGATCAAGACACTGATGAAGTATGGAAAAGTATCATTACTAACGGTGGATCAGTACAGCATTTAGATTTTCTGGATGACTGGAAAAAAGAAGTCTTTAAAACTGCCGTTGAGATAGATCAAAGATGGGTTATTGAAATGGCAGCAGATAGACAAGAGGAGATATGCCAGAGTCAGTCTTTGAATATATTCTTTCCGTCTAATGTGTCAAAGCAAGAGTTACACGCTATACACATGATGGCTTGGAAGAAGAAAGTAAAGACTCTATACTATCTTAGAAGCGAAGCAATGAAACGGGCAGAGAATGTATCTGACGAAGTATTGCGACAGTATATATTTGATAGTATTGACGACGAAGGATGCTTGGCTTGTGAAGGCTAAAGTTTGGATAATCTGGAAGCACGCTTTGGGGTCATATAGCGAGAATGATGGATTTGATCCTGCTAATGACAATGCAGTTGCAACAATAAGAACAGCTATTGTGTCTATAAACTTGTCGTGTGCTTTTTTAATAATGGCAAACATAGTACATAATTGGTAGAAGGAAATAGATGAATTTATTAGAAGAACGAGAGTATTACAAGCCTTTCAATTATCCGTGGGCTTTTGAGTATTATAAACAACAACAGCATATGCATTGGTTACCTGATGAAGTTAACCTTGCGGATGACTTACGAGACTATCGGGATAAGATGTCTCCGGCTAATAAGAGATTATTAGGACAGATTTTTAGATTCTTTACACAGGCTGACGTAGATGTATGTTGTGGGTATGCAAAGCATTACCTTCCTACATTCAAGCAGCCTGAGGTAAGAATGATGCTTTCCGCTTTTGCAGCTATGGAAGCGGTGCATCAAGAAGCGTACTCACTATTACTAGAGACATTAGGCTTTAGGGATGATGAGTACCAAAAGTTTTTCGAGCATAAAGAAATGCTTGATAAACACGAGTATCTTGGTAACTTCGGTATGAAAACTCCTATGGATATTGCTAAAACAATGGCAATATACTCAGGGTTTACCGAAGGAGTTCAACTGTTTAGTAGTTTTGCTATTCTATTGAACTTTCCAAGACATAACCTTATGAAAGGTATGGGACAGATTGTAACATGGTCAGTTCGAGATGAGACTTTACACGTCGAAGGCATGTCACACTTATTCCGATCTTTTGTACAGGAAAACCCACAACTGTGGACAGATGATCTAAAGTATGAAATTTACTGTGCAGCAGAACGCACGGTAGAGCTAGAGGATGCTTTTATTAACCTCTGTTTTGAGGGTGCAGAAGTACCTGATCTAACAGCAGAAGAAATAAAAGAGTACATTCGCTACATTGCGGATCGTAGGTTATTAGGGCTGGGTTTGAAGAAAATTTTTGGAAGTGAGGCGAACCCTTTACCATGGTTAGACTACATGCTAAACGGAGTAGAGCACACTAATTTCTTTGAGAACAGAGCTACCGAGTATTCTCGGGCAAGCACTACAGGGAACTGGCAGGATATATTTAAATGAGTGACAAATTAGAGTTACAACTAACTATAGAAGAAATAAATACGATTCTACAAGGTTTAGGGGAGCTTCCTGCTAAACTAAGTATGGGTCTTATTACTTCTATTCAAAATCAAGCGGCTACACAAATGCAGCCGCAAGTATCGCAGGAGGAGGCGACACAATAATGAACGGCTTTGTAAAAAGTTTTATGGCAAGCGCAGTACTGCTAGGAAGTATTTCCCAAGTTTCTGCACAAGAAATGGTAGAAATTGTAGTTAAAGGCGATCTCGGTAGTTTACCAGGTGAGAGTGTAAAGTCTGTATTTGGATTTAATAAGTCCATACTAGAGACTCCACGATCTGCTTCTACTATCTCAGAGGAGATGATGGATCGTTTTAACATGCAAGACATCGATGAGTTAGTTGCACTAGCCCCCGGCAGCTTTACTCAATCATTTTTTGGAGTTGCGGGCGGCTTAGACGTACGAGGCACTCCAGGCGAAACATACTTTAGAGGTGTGCGTCGTTTGGACAATCCAGGAAACTATCCAACACCTATTGGTGCTTCGGATAGAGTAGATATAGTAAGAGGCCCAGCTTCTCCTATATACGGCCCTTCTAAGATTGGTGGTTACTTAAACTTCAATCCTAAGTCGGCGCGTATAGAAGAGACTGGACAATTTATTGACATACCAGAAGGTAGCTTTTCGTATACTACAGGTAGTTGGGGTAAGAGTATTCTAACTGCTGAAGTAGGTGGACCAGCTACTATATTAGGTAGGGATCTAGGGTACTATGTCTACACAGAAGTAGAAGACTCAGATAGTTATTATGACAACTCTGGAGTGGAGCAAAATCTATTTCAAACATCCTTTGATATGGATATTACAGATAGAGTTCGCTTACAGTTCGGAGGTATGTATCATGACTATTCGGGTAACCAAGTAGCAGGGTGGAACCGAATCACCCAAGACTTAATTGATAATGGGACATACATTACCGGATCTCCCGCTTCTCTTGATGTTAATGGAGACGGTAGGGTATCTCACCAAGAGTACGACACGGATGGTAGCGGATTTACGAATTTCAATCCTTTTAGGTTTGATTTTTTAAGCGGGGCCGCTGGTGGAGCACTCACTCCGGGGTCTATAGAGACTCTGACGGATTTAGAAGTGTTTGTAGGTGATACATCTGCACTTGCACTAATAAATCCTGGGCTTACTAAACTAAAAGGAAACCAAGTTTTAGTAGATCCAGAAGACTTACTAGAAAATACAGTTACTACATTATATTTCGATGTAATTGTAGCACTGGACAACGACTGGGAAATCAAGAACCAGTTGTTCTATGAGTCTTATGACAACTTGAATGAAAATGCGTATGGTTTCTCGCAGTTTCATGAAAGTTGGGTAGTTGAGAACAAGTTGATACTGTCAAAGACATATGACTTTGATAGCATGTCAGCCTCTGTTCAAGTTTCTCCTTCAATTCGTCATACTGACTTCGAACATGGAGATGACTACACTAATGAGTATTTTGGGCGACGTGACTTATCACAGGCGCAAAATACCGCCGTCTCAAAGAGAGTTCTAGCTACTCAAATTGATGATGATTACACCGAGTACTATATCGGTGAGTACACAAACCTAGGATTTGCTGTAATGGGAGATTTTGTATGGAACAATGGTCTCAGTATTCTTGCAGGAGTACGCTACGACACCATTGACATGGAAAGCAGGCAACCAGAAGACCAACTTCTTTTTGCTAGCTCTAACAATTTCTGTCCTGTTGCAGGATGTGCTGATTTAGAAGCAAAAGATGACGTAGACGGAGTTTCATGGACATTCAGTATGAGCTATGATACACCAATTGGTTTGATTCCCTACGTTACTGCTTCCACACAGTCAACAATGATCGTAGGACAAGGTGCTGAAGTTACTGTTAAGAATATACTTCGAGGAAGGGCTTTTGATGAGTCTGAGTTGCTCGAAGCGGGGATAAAAGGAAGTTTACTCGATAATGCACTCTATTTTGCTATATCTGGATATAAGCAAGAGCGTACTGATTTCTCTGCACAGTCTATTGTGACTAACCAGTCAACTGAGACAGAAGGTGCAGAAGTAGAAGTGCGATGGGTTGTAAATGAGAAGCTATTGCTTACACTCGGCTATTCAAACATTAAAGTAACAAATCTAAACACTCAGGATGATGGGTATCGTTTCAGCTTTATAGGCTGTGAAGACTTACCGAACATTCCTTGTAGTGCGCTGCTAGGAGGACAGCTTGGGGGAAATGTCTCTGCAGCTCCTAGTAATAGTAGAAGGTCTGGTATGCCAGAAAACATACTATCATTTACAGGTACTTATGACTTCGGTAATGGGTGGACTGTAAACGGTAGCGTAATTGATGTAGAAGAGACTTACTCAGGTTTCTCAAACAGCATTGAGCTACCTTCATATACACTAGTAAACTTAGGGTTCTCATATGCAGCAACTAACTGGGTATTTAGTGTGAATGGAAAGAATCTAACGGATGAAACGTACTTCCGAGCAAACTTCCCTAACTTGTTTGGTAGTACGATTGTACTTCCAGAACTTCCGCGAAGCTATACGGCTAGAATACAGTATAACTTCTAACAGAAAGGGGCGAAAGCCCCTTTTTTATTACCATTTTACCTTGTCTGCCCAATAAGCTGCCGACATTTTACCTCTCGCAATGTTCTTTGCGTGTCTCGCTTTAAAACTTCTTCGTTTAGCTTTCATAGCTTCAGATTCTCCCGCTTTTGGTTTTCCTGCGGTCTTTGCTCCTTTTTGTCCAAATCGAATAGTCTTAACTTTATTGCCTGTTTTTGCAACTACTATGTGTGATTTTGTTTTGTGCCCAGGTGTACGTCTAGGTTTGTTATACCCTGACACTCTAGCACGCTTTAATCTAGGATCTCTTTTCTTCGCCATTTCATGCTTCCTCGGGCCAGTTCTGCGCTTGCATTACCGCTTGCAGAGCATCTACGTTTGCTGCTCCCGCTATTGCAGTTTCTAGCCTAGCACATTCTGTTACGACTGCTGCACGATATGTTGCAGTTGCACTAGGTATCGCTACATCTCGCTCTGCCTTGCGGATCACCATCCAATCAGTTGGTGCTAATGCGCTGTTAGCTTGAGACTTTACTTGAGCATTCATGGTGTACTTAAGTCCACGATTAATTAACTTATCGCTAGTGTTAACCATCCCGCCTTCGCCGCCATTCGCGCTTGCATCAAACACTTGCACATACAACTGAGCGCCGTCTGAGTCTTTAGCATCTTCATCTTCAAGCCTCATTGCGGTGTTGGTAAACTGCTGAGTCGGTACACCATCCACCAAAGCTATGTCGCCTTGAGTTACATAGTAATACTTACGGTCTTTCTGCTCCGCGTTTACAACTTCCATGACTCCATTTTCGCTTCGGAAAGCGGAATTAGGTCCGTTAGCTGGAAAGCTTATATTTGGAAACAATTGTCGAAAAGATGATCCCGTTCGTGTAATTGCTCCATCTTGTACTATTGCAAACATTGTTTTCTCCTGTTATCTTGCATTTGCATATTTGAAGGGTGACTCTGCGAAAGCCATGTAGAGGTAAGTTCCACCATCAGCGTTGTAGTGGGTACTGTCAATTCTTATCTTAAAACCATTACTTAATAAATCGAGATAAGTACCAGTTACTTCCGCATCACTAGTATTTGGAAACAAAGCAGGAAATGCTGCAACATTCCCCGGAGCGCGAGCAGCATCAAAAATACCCCAATAACCTGTTGCATCAGTTCTTTTTGTTATAACTAAAGCGGGTTTGAAACCCGTTACAATCGTTGGACCACCGGCGTTTCCGGTGCCGGATCCATTTCCGGTGTAAGCACCAATCTTACTGAAGCCTTCTTTTGAGGCAAAACAATATGATACAACTTCTGGACTTCCACTAGCCCCGTAGTTAGTAGCCCTGATAAAAGATGAAGTAAAAGAAGTGCCTCCAGCTTGACTAACAGCCACAGCGGCATCTGTGCCATTTAAAACTAAATAATCGTTTGAACCGTCAATGGCAGTTGTCCAACAAAACCACGAGCTAGTGCCGTTATACCTTTTGTAAAAAACCATATCAGGAGCAACACCCAAACCATGAGGAATCGTTGCGGTTTCAGTTCCATTAGGAATCCAATTAACAATGCTAAAACCAGAGGTAGAATTTGCAGATACGGTACCTTTTATATCTCCATCAAAATAACTTGAGCCATAGGTACTATTTGTATTTACCTGTCCTCCCATTCCTGAGTGAGCAGTACAATAATAATAAAGAGTTGCGGTGGATGCTGCAACTGTAATTCTTGTATATGCTCCAGCGCTTCCAGGTGTTCCAGAAGTTGTTACTCCAGTAGTATATTCACTTCCTCCACCATGACTTCCATTTGATGTTGTAGAGAATCTAAGAGGGTGTCCGCTATTTGAAGAATCAGATTGATCAAAGGTATAGGTACCCCCTTCTTGTAAATCAACAGTTTGTGTACTTGCTGCAAAATCATCAAATCTATATTTATTTCCGCTGTCACTTACTACTTTTACTACATACGTTTTACTGGGGGCAGTTCCACCTGCTTTCCAAAACCAGCCAACCATTGATCCGGTGTTTACCCCCGTTACATTTCCTGACGCTGGAGTAAACCCGTCTGAGTCAAAACTTGCGATTGGATAACTAGAGTTTTCCCCTGCACTATTGTCGGACATTATAAGACCCGCTGCCGCACCTCTTACCGCATCATGTAACTGATGGTTGTAAGCAACATCTCTCTGCTTTACCCAAACTAAATCTGGTTGAAACCCAACCCCCGTGATTGCGTTAGTATTATTTGAACCCGTATAGATATGAGGATTAAAATGCTCTGCGGGTAGAGCAATTGCTGGGTCTGGGAGATTAGAAGCTGTTAAAGCACTAAACCCTGACGGAGGCGTGTAAGAAAAAGTTTTTTGACCAAAGTTAAGCGAAAGGTTAATAGCATTTCCGCCTCCCGGCCCATAAAATCCGGGCTTCCAACCATCACTAGCAGTGAAAGTTCCAGCGGGGTTTGATCCTGTTGCCGGATTTCCTGAGTCTCCCCATGTGTTACTGTCTGCAAAAAAGATTTTTCCGTTATCGCAATCTACAGCTACGCCAACAACATCGCCATTGCTTACTGCCCCACTCATGTACGTTGCGGCTGTTGTGGGGTAAGAGTATTTTTTTCCTGTACTAGCCTCTAATACGATGTGAGAACCGTTAACCCAAGCTCCAGCATCTTTTGTATAGCTCGTCTTGTAAATTCCAAAATAAGCCCCACCCACTGCTGTGCATGTTACTTCCCAGTACCACTTGCCAGTATTTGGAATTCTTATTGTTCCTGTCGTGTCACTATGATTAGATGTAACTAATTTTAAACTACCTTCAGTAATGGTGCTGGAATTAGTTTCTAAAGAATTTAATGTCATGCAGTTATTAGTGGGAGAATCTGTTACAACGTCAGTGTTAGCGATATTAGACGTAGTAAAATTATTACCATTACCAGAGCTATCAGTTCCTAAAGCCCCGCTTGCAAACTTTAAATAAAAACCATTAGTGCCATGACTGCCTGAGAATTCTTTTGGAACCCACTGGCCTGTGTCTGAGTTAGTTTCTCCAAAGGAACTAGGACTTAATTGTTGACCATCAACATTATGAAACTCTGCTATGTTACCGTTAAAATAGTTGTTAGTATGAGTGAATATACTGTTGCCAATTATCTGTTTAGTCCCGCTCATATTATTTGCAGTAAGACCAGTATAATTAGTGTCTGCCGAAAAAGACGTTTCTTCAACACCGTTAATGTAAAGTCGCCAACGATTTCCTGCTGTGCTGTTATTAGTATTTACTGCTAAAACAATATGATACCAAGCTGATACGTCTCTAAAAAGACGATTAGTTCTTAGAGCTTCTGAATTCCAGAGCCAAGCTCCAATTATGTCTCGATAAAACACAAGGTCAAAGTGTGTAGTATCACCATAAGAACCATCGTCAAGACCAAATATAGTGTGGTAATCGTTAGCTGCTATAGTGACATTACTTCGTTTAACCCAAGCACTAACAGTCCAAACATTTCGATTAGATGTTTCTGAGGGCGTTCGGTACATATAACCAGTATCAGCTCTCCTAAATATCAACGACTGATCTATTTTGTAACCATCAACAGCACCACTGCCCATCATAATTTTTCTAGCTATAAAACTCATAGCATATCCTGTCCAGCCGTAAAGCCATAATAATTAGCTCCACCATCTACAGTAAAGAAAGCAAATACATCAATATCACCAGCCCCTGAAGATAAAGTAGGGGCTGTATCTCCTGCCCATCGCACTGTGACGCTATTAGTGCCGTCAGGCCATGCAATAGTTCTGCCTCCTGTGCCATCTTGAGTAACTTTCATAATAAAAGAAGAGGAATAACCTGACGTTGCATGATTAGACCAATTAAAAGTGCTTATATCGTGACCTAGCGTAATAGTAAAAACACTACCATCTCTTACATCCAGAGCAACTGTAGTTCCTGAAGTAAGTGCTGTAGACTCTTCTTGAATTCCTGCATCAAATTTAACAACTTGATTTTCATCAATATGAATTGCCGGTGTTGTTCCTACTGCAGAACCAAGCCCGATTACTAAATCATCTGCTGAATCATCAAGTCCAATATAAAAGTCTTGGGCATTGCCGTCAAATACGATCTTAGCATCAACATCTGCTGCGCCATCACCTATGGTTACCGAATCGTCTGTAAGAGTGAGGATACTGTTAGTGCCAACCGTCGAGCCGTCACCTATAACCAACTTGTCGGCTGTATCATCTAGGCCAATGTAAAAGTCCTTCGCGTGTCCATCAAAGACTATCTTTGTATCTTCCGCACCCGCATCTCCTATTGTGAGCGTAGGAGTAGTACCAGACAGGAGTAAATTATCAGCAACAAGAGTATCTCCTGCCACTATTTCTTTTATTGTAGAGTCTACAATAAGTGGGTATCTATTTGCCATACTATGTTACTCCTATTTCAACTGTTCCTGACCGCGCTGTTATCGTGATAACCCCGGTTGTAATTTCAACTTCCACATTACCCGACCTAGCTGCTATAGTTAGCTTTCCTGCTATTGTGGGCTGTTCTCCTATAAATGGCATCTTATTCTCCTAATACTGGTTTAGTGACCAGAAAATTTCTATCATATTCTATCTTTCCCAGACAACCCAAGAAGTTGTATCCTCGTTCCATCTGTATAGTTTATCGTCGTCAGGTATTGCTGTTGGAGGTTCCCAAATGCAGCTATCTTCATTTAACGTCCAGCTCGGATAAGGTTTAGCTTCATAAAAAGCATCTCTTCCAGCGTCATAAGTAAAACCTATTCCTGCATAGTTCTTTCGTAATGCTGTACCCCCATCTGGGTTTCCGTCCTGCCCATAATGAACACCGCTAAAGGTGTTGTAGCTAGTTTGCACCCATGTTCCTTCGCAGTGCTCGTCAATGAAGTCTTGCTCTGCAACAATAACTGTCGTTACGATCCCGTTTTCAACTTTTGCAAAATGAGCCATAATTTAAACCGTAAAAGTTCCTGAAGATGTGAATGTATGATATGTGTAACCACCGCTATTAACTATTGTTCCACCTGTAGCAGCTGTGGCCCCATCGTATCGAATAATAACAACGCCTGAGCCACCGGCTTTTGAGGGGTATGTTCCTTCACGACCACCACCAGCGCCGCCACCTCCTCCAGTATTTGCGTCACCAGGAGCAGCTACAACAGCGTCCGTACCGCCTTGTCCACCACCCCCTGTGCCTCCAATGCCTTGACCTGAAGAGCTTTGGTATCCTGAGCCACCGCCACCGCCACAGTAGAGTCCTCCATCACCAGTAGACGTTGCTGAAGCCCACGCCGAATATGTGTTTGTTCCTGCTCCGCCGTCGCCTCCTTTTGACCCACTACCGTTTTGGCCTGCCGCACCGGCACCGCCTCCACCCCCACCACCATATTCGGTACCAGCAACACTACCGTTGCCTCCGTCGTTTCCTTGGCCTGAAGTTCCTGAACCGCCTGCGCCTGTGCCACTATTGGCGTTACTGCCGCCGCCGCCACTACCGCCATCATTTCCGTTAATATTTGCGGGCCAAGTGCCTCTCGCGCCTCCACCCCCGCCAACAGAAGATGTACTAATGCCAGCGATTGTTGAAGACGCTCCGTCATTTCCTTGTACGGTGCCAGAGCCAGTAATTCCTGCGCCTCCCGCACCTACAGTGATGGTTATTGCACCTGGATTAGCTGTGGCTGTGCCTGTTACATGCCCTCCAGCACCTCCGCCGCCTGCACCGCACGAACCGACCTGACCACCTTGCTTACCGCCGCCCCCAGCACCAGCAATAACAAGATATGTTATGTCGATTGGGGCTCCTCCTCCAGATGCTGCAGCAAGCATCATCATTATTCCTGCCATTAGATGTTTCCTGCTATGACACAAACAGTACCGCTAATAAATAAAATAGTTGCAACTCCACGAGTTGCTAAAGTTGCCGTTGCAATATCGGCATTAGTTCCTGCTTTATAAGCAGTTGTAATAGTACAAGTAATAGTTAGATTACTTGTTGTATTGTTAAAAATTGATACTGCGTCTCCAGCGCTAAAAGTAGCATTAGGAATCGTAACAGTCCCAGCAGCATCAATAACTTTTCCAACATCTCCAACTACTAAAGAATAAGCACTACCTTGCGTATTTTTAGGTATCGCTCTAATAGCCCCTGCCCCATCCGTTACAGTAGTGAATGTACCTGCAGCCGCTGAACTGGCTCCAATAACTGCACCATCTACAGTTCCTCCATTAATATCAACGGTTAAACTTCCCGCCAGTTGGTCTGAGCCTACTGCGTCATCAGCTATCAGAGCACTTGTAATTGCATCATCAGCTATTTTTCCAGCTGTTACCGCATCATTAGCTAGCTGCTCTGTAGTTACTATTCCTGTTAGTGTTACATTCTTACTAACTGCTTCGAACCCTATGATATAGTCTATTACGTCATTACTTGTAAGGGCAGTTGCAAACACAATCTGAGAACCAGATACAGTATATCCTGCTATAGGAGCCTGGGTTACTCCGTTTAAAGAAACCACTAAGGACTGAGCATCTATAGGAGTGTACGCTACACTTCCTGAAGTTAAATTATAGGTAGCCGTAGCCGATGCTGTAATTGCATCTAATAATACATTATTTTTACCTGCGGCTTGTCCTCGTCCTATAAAAGGCATTCTATTCTCCTACCTCTGGTTTAGTAGCAGGAAAATTACTGGTGCTAGGCCAATCTCTTAAAGCGGCTCTATATGTCATATAAGCTGCACGTTGTGGGTGATCGCTCAGAGGCACTATGTAGTCTGTCTTCATCAACTCATCATCTCGCCATGCCCTAGCTGATTCAGGTGTAGCGGCAACGTCTTCCCACGCCTCTCCTGTCCAGCGTTTGCTAAACAGCGACTCATCTACAGCCTCTATAAGAACCATATTATCCGTAGCCTCAAGAAGAGGCTGCCGGTATATGACGATACCTACGCAGTTACCATTATCATCAATATTTGCATAAATTAGATCAGACATATTCTGTTACCTCCCAATATACATAACCGGTGGATGAGCTGTAATTGCTCGTTCTAATTTTCATAGATGTTGTGGTAATAGTATCTATCCAAGGCGAAACACCAATAGCGTTATTGTAGTTAGTACCACCAGAAAGATTGATGGACGTTTTATCGAGATCAACCGCGTTAAAAGTAACCTCAGTGCCAGCACTAGCGTTCACGAGAGCAAGACCTCTTTGTATACTTTTGATGACGGATGCTGCTCCACCACCTGCGACGGCAACACCGTCTACAAAAGTAGTGTAAGGGAAAAACAAATCGTTTTTCTTGAGATAATGAGTCGTTGGAAGATCAGACGAGCTTGTAATGCCATCAATCAGTGATACATTAATCGTTTCGCCAATCACCCCTGCTTCACGCGCAACAGCAGCAGCGGAAGTAGTCACCAGCGAACCAGTATCTATACCGAAAGGGTATAGAACAGAGAGGTACGGCACAGTACTAGGGTTCTCGTTGAGCATGATTAATTCGGTCCCGTCCTTACTCGCCGTTAACACTGCGGTAATCGAAGTAGACGACAGCTCTGGTAGCAGGTTAGCTGCTTTAAGCGTACTGTTTTGCGTGTCGAGAACTAATCCCGGTCCCTTGTCGTTTGTTATGTCGGCGAAGAATATTTTTTTGGAGGCAGAGGCATAAGTCCATCTCGACCTGCGTTGTTTTCTGTAAGTGCTGTACATTTCAACTTGAGTGCCGTTGACAGTTGGCGTGTCCAACTCAGCATAAGTCCCCCACGTTAGGGCATCAGTCGAACTGTTATAAGTGCAGGGCTGAAAGTCAATTTTCTTCTGGGAACCCGTGTCGGAGTAATTGTCGAAAAAGCATAGGTTCTTACTTCCTGTGCCATGACCAACCATATTTGTATTAGCTCTATTAAGGTTGGAATGCATGCCGGAGTACGAGCTGTTTATAGTTGCGACTGTGGATGCAGTGATCGACGCATCAGACCCCACAACTAGTTTTGTAAGAGTCTGTGTCCCTGAGGCTGTTTCGTGCATAACCAAAAAGATGCCAGCCGCGTCATCTATTTTGACTATGTCTATAGCGCTTAGGGGAGTAACATGCGCTAAATCTTCATAATCTGTTCCCCCAGACGAATAGAAATTTCCATTGGATTGGACAGCAAAAGCAGTAGCTCTATAGTTCAGATCCGATGTGTATGGTGCGAGAATTAGATGTATGTCATCGCTCCTGCATGTCTGCCAGCTATTTACATCTCTATGATCGATGAGGCGCTGTTCCCAATTTGAATAACTACTATAAACAGCGTTCGTGTAATAACTGGTGGGCATCGCATAATTATTGAGTGTGTTGCTTGTTTTCGAGACAGTGACTATGAAGAGCTTTTGATAGATATATGTGTAATTGTTGTAGTACGAGCGATAAGCAATTCCTATCATATAAACACTGGCAGTCTCGCCCACCTGCCAGACGACAAACTGATTACCTGATGTATTTCCAGATTGATCAAGGAGTGTGTAACTAGTCCCAGCTCGGGTTTTACCGTCCTTTTCGAGCAATACGCAATGTGCATCACCACCGCTATACTGTAAAAAATAGATGGATCGCCCATCAGGTAGCACTGGGTTACCGTATTGAGCAGATGTAGATGCGTTGTAGTAGTTGTTGGTGGGGGTGTTGATATCCGTCGAACTTCTTTCTACGTTAGCTATCTTTTGATATGTGAGTGGGAGTAACTGTCCGGTCGAATCTAACTTCAGCGATTCACCAGCGACAACACTACCCGTCCCGACTGTCGCTGTTGAGTCGGTGTAGATATCATTTACGCCGCCAGAGCCGCCGTATAAGCTTGATGTTGATGCCATTCTCTAATCTCCTGCGGGTAGCCAACCCACTGTGTCGTCAATAAATTTGATGCTGGTTGACCAGTTCTTAGTGTCTACTGTCCCGTTGGCATCTGCCCTAAAAATCTTTTTACTACTCGCTTGCACCAGCGTCAGATTGTTAGTATCAAAAGTCCCTAAGTAATCAATGATTCCGATAGTATCGCCAGCACTTGGGCTAGTTGGCAAAGTCATGTTAAATGCCCCGCCCGTTGTGTTACATAGATACTGACTGCCCGCTGCCGCTGTAAAATTTGCAGTTTTAACAGTAGTATCTAAGGTTAACCCTGACGAAGTTTCAGCCCAGGTAAGTCCTCCAGTATTTCCTGATTGGGCGGAAAGAAAATAACCATTAGTAGGAGTATTACTAATTTGCATTCTTGCTTCATTTACAGCATCGTCAGCTATAGCGCGAGCAACTAATTTTGTAATAGCCACTAGGTTATCTCCATAATTCCTAAGGTTACGTCAATAGCATTCGCAGTACCTGACTTAACACGAAGCACATCAGTAGTTTCTAAAATATATTTCTGTCCCGCTAATATTTCTAGTGTAGTACGTCCAGGAATACTCACAGTGTCTAGTACTTGAAAGTCTGCGCTTGATGCAGAAGTATCTTGCATTTGAACTGTAACATCTACCGCATTTGCTGTCTTGTTACAAATTGCCATGCCAAGAATTACAGTAGTTGTACTAGAGCCCACAGTATATAAATCAACATAGGCTGAGTGATTTACATTTGCTGCGAAAGCATTTTTAAATGTATTTGCCATAGTTTTATCCTAATGCGATTGCCAATGCTGTGGCATCATCCACTGTTGCTCCAGCTGCTGCTACATTTGCAACCTCTACAATGTTATTTGATGCATCCCGCATATAAATTTTTTGATCTGCAGTGTTAATAGCAACCTCACCTTCTACTAAATCATCAGTACCAGGTGCTCCGCTTGTAAATTTACGTTTCAGTTTAATTGTCTGAGACATTAGGAGTATGTACCTCCATCTATAGTGCCTACTTGTAAATCGAAAACTGCAGCCCCACTACTAGCAGTACCCACTCCTGTAATACTTGAGTCAGTACTAGACACTTGAACGGAAATTATATCTCCTACAGTAGTAGAGTAACCATAATCTTCAATTTTATTTTTAATAGCCAAAGCGGTCATTAAATGATCATCTGCATCAGATACTTCCGAAGTAATATCAATATCATTTACTGTATGCCCACCAATTGTAAGATTACCAATTACATCACCTTCTAAGTTTGCTACAAGAGACGCAACTGTATAACCAGTACCACTTGTATTAACTGTAGTTGTTGGAGCTACTTGATTATCCTTAAAGAGTTTCCACTTTCCTCCATCATTAGCGTCTCTAAATAACCCACTATACAAATCTTGTGAGCCAGAAGTATCATATAGTCCATAAAACCCAATATCAACGGCATCGGCTGCCCCATTATTTGAAGCTAGTATCATTAAAGGATCTTCTACAGACATTGTTGCGGTATTAACAGTTGTAGTATCACCACTAACTAATAAATCTCCAGTAACTGTTAAGTTTCCAGAAGTAGTAATAGTTACATCGGTGGCATCTCCAATAGTGGTATTGGTACTAATAGCTGTAAGATTTGTGCGAAGATTTGCTACTGTAGAATTGTCAGTACCCGCAGCATCTACTCCTGCTAAAGTACGAATTTCTGCAGCAGTAATTCCCGTTGCAAGTACCGCAGTACCTGCGTTATTTTTAATTGCGGGGCCAATAGCAATAGGAGTATTAGCAGCAGCAGGGTCTCCTATGTAAAAAGTGTCACTACCTTTACTATAGGCTAATTCTCCCACTGCGAGAGCGCTAGGCGCCCCGGTCCCTGTAGAGCGTTTAATTTTAATTACTTGTGCCATAATAAAAGCCTATCGAGTCTTAGTAAGACCCGCCGTCTAAAGTATCGGAATCTCCTGTGCCTACTAAAATTGGAACCCAATTATAGACATTAGAAGAAACTTCTCTATAGATTTTAAATTGATCGTCGTCTGTATCGTACCACGTATCTCCTTCCTGAACTGTGGAAGTTCCAGCTACTGTAGAGCCTGAAGGGGCAGAAGCCCCTCTGAAATCTTGATCTGCTAATTGTTGTAAAGCAGTTTGAAGATTAGAAGAAGTAATTGTATTGTAGGGTGTTATGGCAATATTTGCTGCGTCTTGAAACTGTGCTGGAAGTGCCATATTATTTACAGTCACAGTAGTTACATCCTCTGATAAAGTTACTGCTACACTGTTATTATTAGTAACAGATAGATTAGTAACTTCT